TGTTCAAACGAGAAGCCATAGCAGACCGAGGCATCTGGGTGGCCAAGAAACGCTATGCAATCAATGTATATAATAATGAGGGTGTAACCTATACCGAACCCAAGCTCAAGGTCATGGGCCTGGAGATTGTTAGATCCAGTACTCCTGAAGCCATACGCAAGACGCTCAAGGAAGCAGTTCGGGTAGCCATAACCACTGACGAAGCCACTCTGCAGGAGTTCATTGGACAGGCCAAGAAAGAGTTTCTAAAATTACCTCCGGAAGAAATAGCCTTTCCTCGTGGTGTAAATGGCATGAGAAAATACAGCAGCAACACGCACATCTATGACAAAGGATGTCCCATGCATGTGCGAGGCGCACTCCTGTATAATCATTATCTCAAGGAATATCAGATCAGCAACAAGTATGAATTGATTGGCGAAGGTGATAAGATTCGATTCTTATATCTGCGTACACCGAATCGCATCAAGGAAAATTGCATAGGATTCATAGGTAAATTACCCACAGAGTTTCTATTGACAAACATGGTAGATTATGATACAATGTGGGATAAGAGTTTTATTGAGCCCCTGAACGGTATTATTCAGGGACTGGGCTGGACTGCTCGGCCTCAGGCAACTTTAGCAGGATTGTTTAGTTAGGAGAATGTTATGAAGATATTTACACACACCAGTGTTAGCCTGGTAAAAAGTATTGTTCGAATTGGCGCAGGTGCAGCACTTTGCACTGGCGATTTAGTCGGAGCAGGTGGTTTATTAATTATAGCTGAAATTTTAGGCGTTGCCGAGGAGCTAGTATGAGTTTATTAGATAAGTTACAGAAGAATACAACTATTCGGGATACAGATATCTTAAGCGATAGTAAATTCTTCAATGCCAAGGATTTGATTCCCAGTCCAATTCCCATGGTCAATGTTGCCTTAAGTGGTAAGTTGGATGGTGGATTGGCACCTGGATTAACTGTATTTGCAGGTCCCAGTAAGCATTTTAAGACAGCGTTTGCATTGATGTTGGCCAAGAGCTACCTGGACAAGTATGCGGACGGTGTAGTATTATTTTATGATAGTGAATTTGGTAGCCCACAAAGTTATTTTGACAGTTTTGGCATTGATACCAAGCGTGTACTGCATACTCCAATCACGGACATTGAGCAATTAAAGCATGACAGCATGGCACAGATGGTGAACATTGAGCGTGGTGACCATGTCATGATCATAGTTGACTCAGTAGGTAATTTAGCTTCTAAGAAAGAAGTCGAAGATGCTTTAGAAGGCAAAAGTGTGGCTGACATGACCCGAGCCAAACAGCTCAAGTCTCTGTTCAGAATGGTAACACCACACTTGACCATCAAAGACATTCCCATGATTGTGGTGAATCATACCTATAAAGAACAGGGCATGTTCCCCAAAGATGTGGTCTCGGGCGGAACAGGTATTTACTACAGTGCCGACGCAATCTTCATCATTGGCCGTCAGCAGGAAAAAGATGGTACTGAACTCAAGGGTTATAAGTTTATCATCAATGTAGAGAAGTCCAGATATGTTCGTGAAAAGAGCAAGATACCAGTCGAAGTAGGATTTGAATCTGGCATCAGCAAATGGGGTGGATTGTTGGATGTAGCTCTAGAAGGTGGATTTGTAGTTAAACCCAGCAATGGTTGGTACAGCCATCGAGGTGAAGAAAAGAAATATCGTCTGGATGATACCTATAACAAGGACTTCTGGACACCAGTATTAACAGATCAGGAATTCAAGGATTATGTTGAAAAAAATTATAGAATCAGTAACAGCAGCCTCAACCAGGACCTGGGAGCAGATGACATCGATGCTGCCTATGAAGAAGCCGCTGGAATCACCAAGGTATAGTTTTCTAGAAGATCCCATAGACGATACCACGCACATAGTCATCGAAACCGGTGACGCTGCGGGCGTGGTGTTTCGCTATGGCAAGCTTCGATTTGCCGAAGGTGGTGACAACCTTAATGTCAGATTCAACTATCATGTGGTTAGAAATCCTAACCTATTGACAGATACTGTATTAAAGTCTATAATAGTAAGCATACTGGATGACATTCTAAAACGCGAAGCCGATCCAAATCAGGAGTTACATGGACAGAATTGAAAAGACAATATTACGAAATCTCATGCATGATGATGTTTACATGCGTCAGGTTTATCCATTTCTAAGACCTGAATATTTTGGCAATGCTGATCAGAGAGTGTTTAAACTGATCTCGGCTTTTATTGATCAGTATAATGCCTGCCCAAACATCGAGGCTCTGGACATAGCTCTGCAGAACAGTAATGTCAACGAAACTGATTTCAAAACAGCAGTAGATTTAATCCGAGAGTTACAGCCAACTGATGTAAATAAAGAATGGTTGGTGACTGAGACAGAGAAATTTTGCAAAGACAAGGCGGTGTACAATGCCATACTTAAGTCCATTGAAATTATCGACGGTCGTGATAAAAAACATACTACGGAAGCCCTTCCAAGCATCCTGCAGGAAGCTCTGGCAGTTGGTTTTGATAACCATGTCGGCCATGATTATATTAACGATGCTGGTCAGCGATTCGACTTTTATCACCGCGTTGAGAGCAGGGTGCCTTTTGATCTAGATCTGTTCAATAAGATTACCAACGGTGGTATGCCCAACAAAACCCTGAATGTAGTACTGGCCGGCACTGGTGTGGGTAAAAGTTTGTTCATGTGTCATGTTGCGGCTGGCACTCTGGCTCAGAGTCGTAATGTACTGTACATTACCATGGAAATGGCCGAGGAGCGCATTGCTGAACGCATAGATGCCAATCTCATGAACATTGACATGGATCAGCTGCACGATCTGGGCAAACAGATGTATGATAATCGCATTGATAAAATCAAGGAACGTACTCAGGGCCGATTGATCATCAAAGAATATCCAACCGCGGGTGCTCATTGTGGACACTTCAAGGCCTTATTAAATGAGCTGGCCCTGAAGCAGAGTTTCAGACCCGACATCATAATCATTGACTATCTGAATATCTGCACCAGCAGTCGTATCAAACAGGGAGCCGGAGTAAATTCATATACCTATATCAAAGCCATAGCCGAAGAAATGCGAGGACTGGCAGTTGAGCATAATGTGCCCATACTGAGCGCTACTCAGACCACTCGTAGTGGTTATGGCAGTACTGATGTAGAATTGACAGATACCAGTGAGAGTTTTGGACTGCCAGCCACAGTAGACTTCATGTTTGCTCTGGTCAGCACCGAGGATCTAGAAGAGTTAAATCAGCTCATGGTCAAGCAGCTTAAAAATCGTTATAATGACCCAACTGTGAATCGTAAATTCATGATAGGCGTGGATCGAGCCAAGATGAAGTTATATGATGTAGAAGCGTCAGCTCAGCGAGGCCTGAGCCAGAGTGGTCAGGTAGCCGAAGAGCTGGATGTTAAGTTTGGCAGTAGTATTCGTAATAGTCGTGATTTTTCAGGTATAAAAGTGTAAAACGATAAATATTTTGATCTGGGGGGATCATGTATCTAGCAGCTCGTATAGATCGTAGATTAATGCAACTGGAGTCCAAATGGACTGGCCGTATGCGAAAGTCTACAATTGTACGCCAGCTACAGGAAGTGGTCAAGCCTTTTGGCGCTCTGGTATTATGGGAAAAGAATCCCAAGCTCAAGGCTCAGGATTATTGGATCAAGGCCTTTTATTATTGGCAACGCCGCAACCAACCCATAGAAATCATACTGGAATTTTCAGGTAAAAGCCCTAATTTTAACTGGGGTCCAACCGACATACGCCATACCTTATTTTGCCTGAGTCAGGCCCTGCAGCACGAACTCATACACAAGAGTCAGTTTACCCGACGCGATCCAGACAACTATAAATTTGATTACTATCAGGCCATAGATCACAGAAAGACCGGCGAAGACAAAGAACAGATCGAATACCTGAGCATGTTCGATGAGATGGATACCTTTGGCCATGACATAGCCATGGAAATTCGGTATCACTATCCCAAGGAAGATCCTTTAAAAGTACTGCGCAACATACATCGTCGTCGTAAAATACAGAGTTATGGTTATTATAAAAAAGCCTTTGCCGGTGTGGATAACTGGAAACTGGTGCACGACAGAATTCTTAAGAAAGCCTTTAAATGGTTACCGCATGTAACCGTCATGGAGAAACAATGACAACTATCATCTATGCACTCTGGGCCGTGTTATGCTGGCTCTGCTACAACATAGGTTGGCAAAGCGGTGTAGCCGCTGGAACCCAGGCCAGTCTCAAGGTATTACTGGACGAAAAGATCATACACATCAACAACAGTACCCATGAAATCTCCCCGGGTCATGGTAAAGCCATGAACTTCCAACAGCTCGTCGACAGCGCTGATCCCATAGAAAAATAACCCCTGTTTTAAAGTAAAACAAATAACTTGACAGCAGTGCCAAGTTATTATATACTCTTGTTTGTAAATTAAGGAGATAACCATGGCAGACGAAATACAGCAGGACGACGACTACCGTCAGGGAGCCGAACAGCATCAGCAGGAACTAGAGTTTCAGGAATGGTTACTGTCTAAAAAACAGGCAGAAAATACTAGTACTTTAAAATCAATGAGTTATAAAAATACCTAAAATAATCAATGATTTAGCAGGCTTGACATTTTGGTTCATTTATCATATAATACCTGTATGTTAAATAAGAAAGGAAAGCAAATGGCAAAATTTACATATGATGATAACCTTTATAGCGATCTACACAAAGACGC